ACAACGACTTAATTCAAGACGATAGAAATCAATTCCTAAAAAATCAGACTAATAAATTGTATTTATACATTTATCAAAATGGTGATTTTGTAAATTTAGATAACAATCCGACAGTTAGAATTGAGGATAGAAACGGTGATGCGGTTACTGGAATGGCCTCTTTATCTACTTGTTTAAGAACAAAGGGGGTTTATGAAGTTGTTGTACCTAACGGATTTACGGGGGCAACTCCATGTCAGTATTATGATGTATGGTCAGGATTAACCATTAACGGACAATCAATTCCAAACATAACAAATCAATTCGTACTTCAAGAATATAGTGCCGGAATTCAAATAGGAAGTATTTCAAAAGAGCCTCAAAAATTTGGATTTGATTTTTATGGTATATTACAAAACGAACAAATCTTAAACTCGGATATTAGAAAGGTTGGAGTGACAATTAAAAAGGCTTACACTGGTCAACAATTATTAGAGAACGTTTCTTCATTTTATAGAGTATATGTAAAAGAAGGTACTACTGAAGTTCAAGTTCAAGATTGGACTCCTATCAATAGAACTCCAAATGAATTTTATTTTATATTTGATATGAGAGATAAAATTCCTAACCAATATTATGTAGATATTCAAGTGAATACTTCAGGAGAAAAAGATACTTATAAGAAACAATTAACTTTTAATATTGTAAACACAAAACAATCATGAGTAAAATAGTAAAATTAACAGAAAAAGATTTGAACCATCTTGTAATAAAAGTTCTTAAAGAACAAGAACAAGCTAATTATATGTTCTTCAGTAACTTAGAACAAATAAAAAGACAATGTGAGATGATGATGGAAATGGACCCAAATAAACTTGATGACATAATTCAAAATGGTCATGATTGGGCGGATGACCATATATCTGAGGCTAAAACCAATATTGACCAAGTATTTGATTTTTTCAAAAATAAAATGTCAAAAGACTCTCAATACATTGATTATGAAGATATCAACGAAGGTAGAAAAAAAACAGGAACTCCACTTTGTTCAAGAGGTAAATCAGCAGCAAAATCAAAATTTAAAGTATATCCAAGTGCTTATGCAAACGGGTATGCTGTTCAAGTATGTAAAGGTAAAATAAAAGGATTAGACGGTAAAAAACATTGTTCAGGTTCCTATTGTTAATTTAATGTTTTTATCTTAAATTTAACATATGGAAGAATCTAAAAAAAAAACATTTGGTTATGTTACGAGAATTCTATATAAGTTTTATCTTAAACTAAAAGACAAGTTTGATACTGGTCCTAAAATTACGGATGAAGAAAAATATTGTATAGAAATCTGTAATAAGTTATTAACCCTACCTACTTCAAAATTAACATACGCACCAATTTCAGATAAACGTTATTTAGTTAATGATGAAAAATCAATGTATGTTATTATTGCAAATCACACTATGAATATAACAAATCACGTATATTCATACAGTATATACGTACAAGAAACAAGTTCTTATGCTAAAATAATTAAAAAATTTGATTCTATTTTAGAAATTAATAGGATTAAAATAGAAGAAGAAATTCAACAAAACATAAAACATTCATTACAAACTATTCTTAATAGTTTAGATTAATATGTTCTTTGAGAACTTTTTTTATTAGGTCACGTACTCCCTCATTTTTTGGTTTGTATGAAACCATTTTAGGTTTGTTACCCGTTCCTGATTTAGGATTTGTTTTTTCGGCCTTTCTTTTTTGTTGACACGCCGACCTTTTTTGAGAATCTGTCATTTTACTGGCAACACCTGCAGCACGGCATTTAGGGTACCCTTTATCACTTGCTTCAGGTCTACCACAAGGAGGATGTCCTCCACCTTCTTTTTTACGACATATATTAACCCATGGTCCTGAGGGTTGTTTACTACCCTTTGGTTTTTTCTTTGTTCCAAACCAAACCGCTAAATCTTCTTTTAAAGGTTCACCATTCATTGTAGGATTTATCGCAGAACCATCTTCATCATTTTGACCTCTGTAACTTTTTTTCTTTTCCATATTCATCTTACTAAGTATTTTGGTTCTTTGTTCTATTTTTTCTCTCTCTTCGGGAGATTCTGTAAAATCCTCATCAGCTTCTTGGTAAGCAAGTTGAGCATTTGTGTAACTGTATACTGGCTCAGTAAATGGTCCAACCTGTTTGTCGGTCCATTGTTGTGGTCCGAGTACAAGTGGTCCTGAATAAGCACCACTAATACCTGCACCACTTACCTCTTTAATTATTTTTCTTATAATACTTTTCACTACTATAAATACCACCGAACACAAAAAAAGGGTCTCACGGGACCCTTTTTCATTTATAACTTATTTCCACAAGACGGACAGAACTTAAAGTTTGATTTTGTCTTGGTGCCACACTCAGTACAATATTGTCTAATGTCCTCTGTGGTTTTGTTTTTATTACTTAATGGTAAGATTTTAAATGTCACCTGATGGGCAACATTATATTTAAAATCCTCATAAGAATTGGAAAAATTTTGATTAGAGGATTCTCCCTTTTCAACTCTACCTGTTTCAATTGATTTACTTTTCTTTGGAGATTTACTTCTTACCGCGCTCGATGGTTCAAAGTCACCAAGAGAATCCATACAAACTGAACTTGTATAAGACGCATTTGACGAGTTATATGTTGATGTTGTGGTTGTGTGTCCTACTCCACCTGTAGTACTAAGAGTTGTACCATAATATGGGTACGGTACATTAGTGGTAGGTGACCCCCCATAAACAGTTCGACTATTCAAATATAAGAAGTTATTTCTAACAGGTTCTTGTTCATCATAGAACTCGATTCTAACGTCACCGTTTAAATCGATTGCAGACCTGTTTTCAGACGTGTTGTTAACTTCATAGGTACTGAACTCAAACTTGTTGTTAGAGTCAAGGAAACGTTCTAAAAACACCCTCTGACCTGGTCTTAATACAACTCCACTTGTTGAGATGTATTCACCGTTCAATTTGATTTTTACTAGTACTGATTTTTGTTTTGGATTATGGATTTCGAATTCGAAGTTGTCTTTATCATTTAGAAAGACTGTGTTTCCATTATACACTTTAAGACGTGACTTTTTCTTTGTGATGTGCGCAGTCGGTTTGCCCACTTGTGTTGCGTAATTCATGTTGTTAAATTTTACAATAGTTTAATGACTACGTTACCAATACCTTTGTGTCCGTGAATACTCAACAGCTTGTTATGGCTGGGGACTGATAACTTAAAATCTAATAATAAATATAATTTAGGTTAAATTGTTGTAAACAAAAAAAGGAGACAATTTCTTGTCTCCTTTAGTGTATTTGTTTAAGATTGATTATCTCAATTCTCTTAAGTCAAACGTTCTAACACCATCAACTGTAATACGTCCGTAGAACCTGTTGTTCACCATTTTCTTAGCGTATCTAGTCATGATACCTTTGATTGGTGTAAAGTTGAATGGATTGTACATTGTTGGAGTTAATTGTAGAGGTACGTACGGTGCGTAGATGTAACCTGTATCTAACAAAGATGTTCCTTTGTGACCCATTAACACTTGGTTAGCAGGGAAGTAAGGGTCTCTGTATACTTGGTAACGACCAGCTAAAGTACCAACTCTTTCAATACCCATGTTGTACTGGTCTTGCTCAGGAGCCGCGTTTGATACGTGGAAATATTCCAAGTCATCAAAGATAGCACTGATTTCAGAAGAAACAACAATCCAGTTAGCTCCACCTCTTAAGGTTGACTTGTGGATTTGAGCAGAAATTTGGTTAATAGCTGTAATCAAAGTTTGATTCCAGTCTTTTTGAGTGTAAGGTACTGCACTACCGCCCAGTCTCTTCCATCCATTGTAATCCCAACGTAAGTTCCAAGCTGCTCCTTTACGTAAATCTCTTAAGATTTCACGGTCAATTTCAGCCGCAACTTGTTCAGATAATAAAGCTGTTAATTCAGCTTCAGCATCAATGTTGTGGAATGCTGCAACGTCTTGTGCCATTTCTGGAGACCATTGAGCTCTTAATTTTCTTTCAGTTACAGAAACTGTTACAGACATAAGGTCAAAAGAAACCTCACCAATTTTATCTTCAAATTCTAAGTTCTTATAGATTCTATAAGTTGCAGAGAATGCTTGAGAGTTAGATGTGATTTCAGATGAAAATGTAGAACCTGTGTATCCATCCATAGAACCACCACAAGTAATACAAACTGGTACTTGTAAGTCAACTTCTAAATAGATATATCCTTGAGCGTCACATACGTTGTCATATTGACCACCGTCAGTTTTACTGTTAGGGAATACTAATGTAGAGTTGTTGTTACCGTAATTTACGATACCTTTACCATATCTTTGAGTTACAACTCTGAATAAGTAAGGGTTAGAAGTGTTAGCAGAAGTTGTTGCGTTTCCAGCAGCTCCGTAGATTGTCAAATCAGATAAGAAAGCTTCATTATCCATTGGTTGACCATCAGGACCAATTAATTTACCCGCTCCATCAGATGCGAAACCTGACATAACGATTAATACTTTTCTGTAATCAGAAAGAGTATAAGCAGAAGGAACTAATTGGTCAGCTAACCATGAAACCGTTGTTACGTTTGCGGTAATTGCAGAAAATTGTCCTTTAGAATAGTCAAATAAACCTGGTGGGTCTAAAGCTGGTTCGTTACCTTCATAGAATCTATCGTAAAGGTCTTTAGTGTTGTTATAGTCATAACCACTGTTCGGAGTTTGACCCGCAGCTTGATTCGGAGAACCATAAGGTGCGTAGTGCTCAGAAGTACCTGGTTGGTAAGCCTGAATGTTAGGTACAAAGTAGAATAATTTACCGATTGGTAAGTTCATAGCTTGTACAGAAACGATGTCGTTCGCTAATAATTTAGAGAATACACGTCTAACGATTGGGAAAACCACTGTTTCAAATGCTCCTGTATCAGAAGTAGATGATGCTTCGTTAATTAAATACGATGCTTGGTTTTCATAAAGTTGTGCAACGTTTTCTCTCATGTGACCTTTAAGACCCTCTAAGAATCCTAATTTGTCCCATTTGTTGATTGTATCTTCTTTGATAACTTTAAGGTGTTTTAACCCGATGTTACCAACAAGACCTGATTCTAATAATGCTCCCATTTTAAAATTGTATTTT